ACTTGAGGTGACAATCAGGGAAACGATGGTGTATCAAAGCCCTCCCGAAATGGGGGCGCTGTACAGCAAAGTGTTTGAGATGCGGGATGTCATAGCCGCTGAACAACAATCTGCCAGACTGAAGCAAGAGGCGAAGAACAGGCGAGAGGCATGGCAACACAGGGAAGAGGAAAGAAACCTGCAAGCAAAGTTGGCGGCAGTGGTGGCGACTTCTATATTCCTCCTGTACCTGTGGCTGTGGCTGTGGTTCGTAAGTCACTTGGGGAAGAAATGATTGGCTGGATTGCTGCTTGTGTGCTGGTCGCCCTACTACTGCCTTTGCTGGGCATGTTGTATTTGGATGTGCTGGAAACAAAGAATGAAGCCAAAGCGCAGATTCAAAAAGTTGAAAAGTTGAGAAGACAGCTTGAACAGCAGGAAAGGAAAAAAGATGACCCCACATGAAATCAACGAAAAAAATAATTTCATCATGGCTTGGCGCTTTGAAGACACTTCATTCTGTGATGAAATCATTGATTTTTATAATAGTCAGACTCCAGTTAGAGGTACGCATGGGGAGTTTCAGTCCGTCGATTTATCAATAAAAGACAGCTACGAGGTCTATCTTTGGGACAACAAAGACGCAGAAAAAATTTTTTTAAATCTGCAAAAGTGCGTAGATGCGTATATCCAAAAATATCCACCCTGCACTGCAAGAGGCCCTTGGACAATTACTCAGGAGGTAAATATTCAAAAGTATTTACCAAATGGGGGGTTTCATAGTTGGCATCACGAAAGGGGAGGGATAAACACTGAATCATATTTAAGGCATTTGGTTTTTATGACGTATCTCAATGATGTTACTGATGCCGGAGAAACCGCGTTTCTATATCAAGACGTAAAAATAAAACCAGAAAAAGGACTTACCGTTGTTTGGCCCGCAGATTGGATGTTTACTCATCGCGGTATTGCATCACCAACCCAAGAAAAAATGATTGCAACTGGCTGGTTCAATCATTACGTACCAGCATCACAAGGAATTTAAAATGAACATATATCGTATTGGAGGATTTTCGATTATTTTGGCCTTGCTGGTAGCTTGCGAAAACCGATACCGTTACGAATGCCAAGACCCGACAAATTGGAATAATGCGGAGTGCAAGCCACCCATTTGTACTGCCAGTGGCACTTGCCCTGACCAGCTTGTTAAACCCGAACCGGAGAAAAAATAATGCCGACCGTCATCAAAAATGTTTCTAACCGCCTGACCGCAGAAGAGATTGAAGTCCGTGTCTGGGCTTTTGTCATTGTGGTCTTAGTGTCTATTCTGTTAGGTGCAATGGCTATGTTCCTGTACTCAGTCACCTATGTCACACAGCCCATGTCCGGTATGGCTCCAATCGACAAGGTTTATACAAGTCAAATCTCAACCATCATGGTGTTCATCACCGGTGTACTTGGTGGTGTAGCTGGGCGTTCAGGGATCAAGGCTGTGGCTAACGCTGTGGCCAACGCAGAAGCCAACGACGCTGACGAGCCGCCCAAGCCATGAGCATTCTCAATCCATATATCCTGCTAGGCATTGTCTTGTCCATTCTGTCCGCATTTGGCGGCGGGTACTACAAAGGCTCAAAGGATGAGGTCACCCGTCAGCAGTTGGAGATTGCTGCTTTAAACGCAGCAGCCCGACAGAAAGAACAGGCGCTGCTGTCAGCCGTCACCACCCAAGCAACCAAACTTCAAAAGGCCAATCAAGATGCAAAACTTATTGCAAAAGAGCGTGATGCTGCTATTGCCTCTGGCGCTCTCAAGCTGCGGATTCCTATCCAAGCCCCCGTCTGCCCCGTACAAACCACCGGAGATACCCCCGCTCCCGCCGGAGATAGCGTTCAAGCAACAGCCGAATTTGACCGACAGACTGCTCAATCTCTTGTCGCCATCACCGACCAAGGAGATGCCAACACAAGGCAACTCAACGCCTGCATCGACGCATACAACACCATCTACCAAACCTTAAGGAGTAAATGATGCAACTGACCGCCAACTTCTCTTTGCACGAACTGACCAAGTCCGAGACAGCCCTGCGCATGGGCTTTGACAATACTCCCGGTGAAGCTGAGATTGCGTCCTTGAAGCTCTTGGCTGAGAAGGTTCTCCAGCCTGTGCGTGACCACTTTGGCAAGGGTGTCAAGGTGAACTCAGGGTTTCGCAGTCCCGAGTCAAATGCGGCAGTGGGCGGATCGAAGACCTCAGACCATTGCCTTGGCCGAGCAGCCGATATTGAGATACCCGGAGTCCCCAACGCAGAGCTTGCGCAATGGATCATGGATAACTTAGAATATACACAGCTCATTCTTGAGTTCTACACCCCCGGCATTCCTGACAGTGGCTGGGTGCATGTCTCTTATGACCCAAGCAACCTGAAGAATCAGGAGTTGACCGCTACGAAAGTCGCTGGTAAAACGCAGTATCTTCCGGGGCTTGTAGCTTAAACCGAGGGTGTTATGCCATTACAAAAATTGCAGTTCAGGCCGGGTGTCAACCGTGAAGGCACGACGCTTTCTAACGAAGGCGGCTGGTTTGAGTCTGACAATGTGCGTTTTCGTTCTGGCTACCCTGAAAAAATTGGTGGTTGGGTATCCGACCAAGGCGTAGCATCTGCCGCGCTTCAACCGCCAGCCAACACCGCCCCGTTAAATCCTGCCTCATATTGGGGTATTTGCCGCTCTCTTTGGAATTGGATTAACTTGGCGGGGTTTAACCTACTTGGGGTAGGAACAAGTCTCAAGTTTTATATTCAAAACGGCGTTTCTGGCTTCTTCAATGACATAACCCCCATTCGTGCCACCACAACAGGTACGGCAACTTTCGCTGCAACCAACGGGTCAAGTACTTTAACGGTAACTGACAGTGTCCACGCAGCGCAGCAAGGAGACTTTGTAACTTATACAAATGCCGCAAGTTTGGGTGGGAACATCACTGCGACAGTGTTGAATGCTGAGTTTCAAATTGCTTCAGTATTGAATTCAAACCAATACACTATTGTGGCTACGGCTACGGCAAATGCCAGCGATGTTGGGGATGGCGGCGCTTCTACCGTGGCAGCTTATCAGATTAACACCTCTTCTGCTACTGCGTCTGTAACAAGTGGCTGGGGATCAGGCGGCTGGGGCGGTTACATCATCGACACACAGGCTACGGCGCTTAACGGAGCAATCAATAGTTCCGTTACAGGCTCTATTACGGTTGATTCAACAGCCGGGTTTCCAGCTTCTGGTCTTTTATTGATTGATACTGAACTGTTAACCTATTCCAGTAAAACCTCAACTACGTTTGTAATCACCGCACGGGGCGCAGATGGTACGGCTGCGGCAAGTCATGCCGACAATACAGTTGTAGACAACGCAACATCTTTTACCGGATGGGGTGAGTCTCCCGCAGAGTCGGTGGCTGTAGCTCAATTGCGTTTGTGGAGCCAATCAAACTACGGTGAGGACTGCGTTATCAACCCCCGTGGCGGAGCGATGTATTACTGGGCAAACGTCACAAACCCAAATACATTTAATCGGGCGCAAGAGATAAAAGCGGGCGCTAGTGTAGTGACAAAAACGGGCACTGTGACTGTGGACTCTACATGTCCGTCACTTGTAAATGCAATCATGGTATCGGACGCATCACGGTTTGTAGTTGCATTTGGGTGCAATGATGCTTCTGGTACTTTATTCCCAACCACTCTTGACCCGCTGCTTATTCGCTGGTCTGACCAAGAACAGTTTTACACATGGAATCCGGCTGCTACTAACCAAGCCGGTGATTTCAAACTCAGTCACGGTTCAAAAATTGTAGCTGCAATACAAACCCGCCAAGAAATTTTGGTGTTGACGGATACAGCTATTTATTCTATGCAGTATCTTGGCCCACCCTATGTGTGGGGCTTTCAGATCATGGGCGACAACATTTCTATCATTGGCCCAAACGCAGTTGCAACAGCCAGCAACATTGTGTATTGGATGGGTACGGATAAGTTTTACATGTATTCTGGTCGTGTAGAAACGCTGCCCTCCTCTTTGCGCCAATACGTGTACGACGATATTAATTTAAGCCAAGCAGATCAATTTTTTGCCAGCACCAATGAAGGCTACAACGAAATCTGGTGGTTTTATTGTTCAGCAAGTTCAACAGTTATAGATAGGTACGTGGTATTCAATCACGTTGAACGTGTTTGGTTTTACGGCGAAATGAGCAGAACTGCGTGGCTGGATAGCCCCCTGCGTAATGTGCCAGTGTCAACCAACTATAACCAACAACTGCTGTACCACGAGACTGGGAATGATGACGGTACGACCAACCCACCAAGCGCAATTGAAGCCTACGTGCAGTCTTCCGACTTTGACATTGGAGACGGACATAATTTTGGTTTGGTTTCTCGCATAATTCCAGATGTAACATTTGATGGC